AAATGTAATTGGTTGCCCTGGAACTGGAACATTTGCCGCAAGTAAATCCATTTTTAATGTAATCTGTGGTCTTTCAAGAATTGTTTTCCTATTCCCAAGATGAGTGGCCATTGCAGAAGCAGAAGCGGCTACGCTTGTATAAATTCCGCGATTACCTAAACCTGAATGATTATACCAACTAAAATTAAACCCTTCTGTAAAATCATCATAAAATAATTCCTCCAATATTAACCCATTACTATCAACTTCATAGACAGCAACAAAATCAATATCCATTATTCCAGCAACAGCAGATGAATTAAATACCAATACCGGCCTAATATATTCTGTTTTTACCCCACCTAAACTCGCCTCATACATTGTTCCTGGACTAGCAATATTTGGTGCAGGAATATACGTTGCCGGATCACTCCAGCCCTTTGAATAACCAGTACTTATTGTCCAATCAACATCATCTAATGATGCATTGCTAGCACAATGCCAACAGGCAAGGGCATAATTTGTACCACCATTCCTATCAATAACCGTTGTTCTATCTGATGCATAACCAAGAAATCCAGCAACAAAAGTTCCAGTTCCGGCAGGCCGCCGAACTTTAACCTTCATCATATAATATTTATTGGTTTCGTAAGCAATAAAAAATGCTTGCGGCATTAACCAAAGTTGATCATTACCAGAATTATTTCCAACTCTTCCATACAAATGTTCAATACTATTTGCAATATCAGATGATTCAACAGCTCCATAAGCATAAGAACCGGCCAATTTATATTTCTTTATTGCTTCACTTGTATATTGTTTATATGCAGGTAAATATTTATATTCAGGTGGATAAATTCTCATTCCAGGAGTAAGGGCTGAACCATTGCTCAATAACATATCAACAAGATAAAGAGTCCCATTTTTAATATAAAAAAGATGATTTGTTGATTCCGCTAATTTGGAAAGCATATCAATTACGATTTCACCTTCTTCAAAAACGTTATAAACACTTGGTTGTGATACTCTTGCATAAGTAATATTTAATGTTAATCCAAGATAAGCAGAAGCACAATATTCATCAAATACGTTTGATAAGGTATCATCAATATAAGTTTTTTCAGAAAGAGTTAATGAATATTCTTCTCCAAACAAACCATAAGAAATTTCAGATTGTCCTATTGACTCAAGATGAGCCATTCCAGAAAACATCAATACCGCTGCTGCTTCTGTTGTATCCGTTATATAAATTGATATTGCACAAGAAACAGGAGGTGGATAATCAGAAGCAAATAAATCAGGGGATAATGTAATTTTGCCTGATTCCGGTTCAACATACCCGCCAACATAATTCTTTATTGAATATCTCGGAGGAGTCAAATCCTTTATTTTCCTTACCCATTGATGTGTCAAATAGCAATATTCATCGGAAATCCGATTGACTACACTATTTATTGTAAATTCAACGAGTATCATTTAAAACACCATTGGGCGACCTTTCATCCCCCGCAAATCAGCCTGAACTCTATTGTTGTCGGCAATCTTCACGATTTTTGCATCAAGCTCTTTTGAAGCAGTAACATTTACATCAACAGAAATTTTTCTTGTTATGCTATCATTTGAGTTTGAACCGTAATTATCTCCTGAAGGATAAGTATTGCCACCATCACCAACGCCGGCAAGCAAATCATTAATATTATAAACGGTATCTTCTGCAATCCTTACCATTCCGTCTGCTGCCGTTCTTACCGCATTATGGACATCACCAAGAGCATTTTCAAGATCATTAAGGCCATAATCAAGAGTTCCAACAGTATTCACAAAACTCCGTAAACCGCCAGAAACAGAAGAAAAACCATTTTCCATTTCCAATACATCAAGTCCTAACTGTTCAATAACAATACCGACTTGATCACTTGCCAAACCAAGTCCCTTCAATTCTGATTTAAGTTTTGAAGTATCCTTAGAAACGCCAGAAATAACATTACTTATTTCGTCAAAAATAATTGTAAATTCTTCTCCCTCAACTCCCATACCTTGTAATGATTCAATTGCAATATCTAAACTTGTTTTCTGAACATCAGTAATATTAATCAATTCTTCTGCAAGTCCTACAACGCCAGATTTTGCCTCAATCATTGATGCAGCAGTAGATTTACCCATTGTAGTTGCAAGAATTTCAAATGTCTTAAATTCCTTACCAAGATCAACCCACATTCCTTTCTGACTATCGAACATTTGAATATTGATATCATTTATACTATCGGCTGTTTCTCTAATCCCCAAACCAAGCCGTTTTGAGCGAGTCAATATTGAACTTTCAGCATCCATCATAAATGCTTCCAATCCGCCAAATACCGGATTCATACCCTTTTTGAAAGTATCGCCCATTGCATAGGCGAAAGCATCAGGACCAACCCCCATATTATTCATTAATTCAGACATTGATGGAATGTCTTCTTTCATCATTTGACGTGCCCAAAGCGATATTCCAAGGGCAAAAACGCCGGCAACCATAGCCGTTCCAACCCCTGCACCTACACCCCCAGCAGCAGCCGCTCCACCCTCACTTGCTGCCGCCCCGCCCCCAACAACCGCGCCTTCATAAGCACCACCATACAGTCCGGTTATTGCTGCTTCTTGAGCAGCGCTGGCTGCTATTTCAGCAGCAACAGCCTCATAAGCCGCCGACCCAATAACCGTTCCGGCATATCCAGCACCAGCCCCAACAGGAGCACCTACTGATACCCCGGATGCCGAAGCAGAAAGCAATGAACTTCCACCAGTTAAATATTGATACCCTGAATAAAGAGTTCCAAGTGATCCTAAACCGCCACCAATCCCATTACCTCCACCGCCAGAATTGTTTCCCAACAGAGCACCAATGCCCGTTCCCAATGCCCCAAGCAATCCCCCACCAGAACCAATACCAGTAATCATTTCAACAATACCGGACATCACCCAGCGGGCAATCATATCTGCAATCAATTTAATGAACATATTCAACATACTATCCATTAAACTCTTCCAGATATCGCCTATTGAATCAAATTCGCCCTTCATCACCGAAACAAAAGTATCAGAAAATGCAGATGAAAGTGATTGATAAACTTCCTTTCCAACTTCCCCAAGGGATTTCATTGCATCTTCTGCTTCAATATGCCCTGCAATAAATCCGGCAAAGAAATTATCAGAATCAGTTGCCCATTTTACATAAAGTTCTTTTTCCCGATTCATTCTCCATTGACGAAGTAAATCTTCATCAATTCCCATTTTTTTATAAGCAGCAATTTGTAAATCAAGAGAATGAACTTGTGCTTCATAAGATTTTATAGACATTTCCGAAGATGAATCAGCCATATCTTCATAAATAGATTGATACGCCTTTGCTGATTCTTCTGCAGCATGTAACGCTTCTTTTTCAATTCTTTTCTTTTCTTTTACACGATCTTCAACTTTTTCAATAGCATCTTTAAGTTTTTCTTCAGCAGTTTTATATTCATTTGTTGATTTGCGAAGATTATTAAGGGCAAGTTTATATTGAGTCGCATTAATTCTACCATTTTTAAGTGCTTCACTCAATAATAATTGGGCTTCATTAACCTTTCTTGTATCTTCCTCTAAAGGGAGATATGTCTCAATAACTTTTTGTAATTCTTTTGCATGTTTCTTTTCTTCTTCAGTTAATTCAGTCGTACCTTTTATAAATTTTGCTTTTGCTCTTGTATAAGTATCTGTTACTTTTGCCCCTTGCAACATTTCAAGGGTAATATCATCGTTGATTTTAAGATTTTTTTCTAATTCACTATCAAGAGCGGCAACTCTAATTTGATGTTCACTTGCGGCATCAGTTGTGGTCCTCATTCCAGCAGCAACATTTCTCCAACTTTCCGCAAGTTTTTCCCCAAAAAATGGAAGTTTAGCATAACCATCTGCAACAAAATTAATATAATTCGCAAAAGTTTCAGTCATTGCAGAAAATGCAATATCTGATAAATAACGAATATTCTCAAATGAATTTGCTGCCCCATATTCAGCTTCAAGGAATGATGCCCGCAATCCAGAAGCAAGATAAATTCCTGCATTTCCTATTGCATCAGCCCAAGCAGTAGCATTTCCACTTTCATGAAATTCTCGTAACCAATCGGCAAAATCCTGCATCACAGAAGCAATTCCACTTGTCCCGGAAATTGCCTGATTCATGTCATTAACTGTAGCACCAAAATTCGTTCCAATATTGGTCCAAGCTTGACCAATAGTGACTTCCATTTTAGAAAATTCTGAGTGGATTTCTCCTGCTTGTTTTTTCAGGGCATTAATCATTGCCTCTGTAGTAATTTTACCCTCGAAAGCCATTTCTCGGAACTTTGCATAAGGGATTCCCATACCCTTGGCAATTTGCATCGCTACAGCAGGCAATTGTTCCATTACAGAGCGTAATTCTTCACCCCGTAATGTCCCGCTTGCCATACCTTGAGACAACTGAATAAGAGCGGCATTTGCTTCTTGGGAGGTTGCACCGGAAATAATAACAGCTTCGTTTAATGCTCTTGTAACCGTCATCAAATCCCCGGAAGTCACCCCAAGTTCTTGAGTGGCTCTGGCCATACGGGCATAAATAGTCAAAGTCGATTCAAAACCAAC